TTGCGTTGGCTAATTCATATACAGCCTCAAATTGTGAGTCTGCCAAATATTCAGCCTCAAACAATTTTTGTTGTACGGGATATAAGCGATTTTCAAAATTTCCATACTTATCGCCTTGGATAATATTATTGTTTTTATCACGATAATAATAAATTGTTGCGATTGTGTTTGGTCGTTCCGTAACGCTTTCGTTTGGCTCAAATTTGATAGTTGCAACCGCTTTATTTGTTGTTGTTGATGTAGTTGTCAACTCATAAATAAAGTCGTTTAAATCAATATCTAACGATGTTTGACACTTAACAAATGTAAAAACAATTTCGCCAACCACAACATCGTAATAACTCTCGATGTTGTACTCATAATACTTTAAGTAGCATTTTAAAAATTTATAGGCGTTTGTAATTTGATAAGTTCCTTGATATGACCCGTACATTTCCGTTGTATCGGTTTCGTCGTTTGGTATAACAACCCTTACGGGTATTTTATTTACCAATGCGTCGGCACTATCAAACACTAAACTTTTTACTTTGTTAAATATTGCTGATAATTTTCCGTCAAAACTATTCTCGGCGGTATAATCAATCAAAATTTCGGTATCCCATAAGGTTTTAAAATCTAATCCCTTGATTGTTCGTTTGTTGTTTTCGGGCTTGATTTCGTTAGCAAAACAAGCGTATTTGTATGTGCCAACATCGTCATTTAAAACAAGGATTTTGGCATTGTTAATATCTTCATTTGACACACCTTCAGCATTAAATGAGTCGTTATCATAAACACGCACCGTTGTATCATAAGATACATTATCAATGTTTGTTAAATGCTGTTGATTTTCGTCATAAAGCGCGATATACATATTGCCTCCCGTTAATCAAATAGATATTTTTTGATATTGATTTCAATTGCACCTGTATCGGTGTTTTTCATATTTGAGCCAATAATATACTCGCCTTGCGGTAAGTATAAAAATGATTGTTTTGTTTTGTCGGTTAAACCATAACCATTTGTAACATTACCATTTGTATCGGTAATTGTTATTTTTTTCGATGTTGGGTCAATAATAATAACATCGTCAACATTGCCACGAGATAATTGCATTTGTGATACAATTTCGCCCGTAAGTGATTTAATGTAAACTTGAATATTATCGGTTAATTGACCGCTAATCGTTATTTTTATTGGTGCATTTACAAAAAATGAGTTTTTTACATTATATTCTCTTGTAAATACAACGCCTGCAAATCCAAAGGGGAAGTGTAACGGGAACGATTGCTCGTTTTGTGTTTTTTGTAGCGAGAAACTTTCCTCAAATTCTTCGTACCAATATGTTTGCCTTTCAAATGTAAATTCTTCGGCAAATTCATTGTCGCTAGATATTTCACTTTTTGGCAAAGATTTGATAACTACCTCACAAAATTTATCCGTTATGCCGTCGTCATACTCTAAAATAAATTTAGATGTGCCGCACTCGCTTAAAAATGATAATAAACTCTTGTAATTTACATATCCGCTTGTGCCGTCAGCGTTAAAATAAATTTTGAATTTAATAGGGTCAAATTCAGGCTTAACATTTATTAAATGTTTGCCTTTTTCGCTATCTTTGTAATTTGTACTAAAATTATTACCTAATCCCGTTGGCTCGGTTGCTAATGTCGATGTTGTGTTAAGGCTAAACGATTTTGTTTTGTTTAAAGTGTGTAAAATAAACTTTCTCATACTACATCGCCTCCGCCAATTTTTTATTTATTTCATTAACCAAGTTATCGACATCAACTTCCTCGGCATAGTTTTGAATAGTAACGGTAATATTTTGTGTTTTATTGTTTTGACTATAATCGTAATTATAAATATCGCCCGTTGTATTGCCTGTGTCAATATCGTCGTATGTTGTGTCAGGCGATTTTACATTTGTATCGGGTGGTGTTGTGTCAATTGACATATCGTCAATATCGTCAAGCCCGCCCGTATCGATACGCAAACTAACATCTTGTATCCTACCAATATTGACACCAAGCCAACCGAGGGCAGAATTTACACCGTCAATTAATCCGTTAATTTTTCCAATAACCCAATTGATAGCGTCCTCAACCGCTCCTAAAACAAAATTTATTACGGTTAATACAACTTGAAACGCTGCTCGTACCAACTTTGCAAAGAAGGTAAACAAAGGCGCTAACCAACCAAGTAATTGACCCAATATTTGTAGTGGGATTTGTAATTGCGTCAATGCCATTTGTAAAGGTATTAAAGCAATGTTTATTAATGGTTTTAGTAACTCGAATATTAACGACAACATTTCAAAAAATGGTGTTAAAGAGTCAACTAACATATTTATTATTGTTGCAAGGATACCGCCAAGCATATTAATTATTGGTGTAAGTAAACCAATTAAGGTGTGTAACACGCCCATAATAATATCTAATACAGGTTGTAATGCACCTGCAAGGGTAGATACAAGATTGTTAATGCTTTCTCTAAATTCCTCGCATTGTGTATATAAAACCATAAGTATTGCGGCGATTGCTGCAATAATAAGTACAACAGGGTGTGCAGCGAGCGACGATAGCGCACCGCTTAATTTAGGTATCATATTAATTATGTTGCCAACACCCGAAGTTAATTTACCAACAATTGTAATAACAGGCGCTAATGCAGCAACTAATAATAATGCTTTTGCTATCATTTCTTGTTGTTCAACACTTAATGAATTAAACCAACCTGCCAATTGTTGTAATTTTGGTATTAATGTATTTTGCAATGTGTCTGCAATTTTTTTGATAAGTGGGGCAAATGACGCACCGATTTGTAAACCAACATTTTTGATTGACTCTTTTAATAAATTAAAAGTGTCGTCTAATGTTGCAAGTGCGCTTACCTGTTCGCTTGATAATGTACTCATTGACGAAAATTCTTCTTTAAACTTCGCCAATTCTTCCTCGCCTGCATTTAAAAAAGGTAACATTTGTGTCGCAATCTTGTCGCCAAATACTTCATTGGCATACGCTGCTTGCAATGTTTTATCTTCCATTGCTGCAAGGGCATTAATTACACCGTCAAACATTTCTTCTTGTGAATTAAATTGCTCCATACTTAAACCGAGCGATTGCAATGCTTTTGTTGCGTTATTTTCCGTGCCTGTCGCTAAATCTAGCATTGTTGCACGCACCTTGATAAGCGCTTTGTTAAACACTTCAACATCAACACCCGTTTGCATTGCTAAATATTGCCACTCTTGTATTTTTTCGGCAGATAAACCAAATCGATTTGATAGGTCGTCAATTTCCGCACCTGTTGCGGCTGCTTTTATTCCTAAACCGCCCAAGCCCGTCAACGCACCCGCGCTTAATGCGCTTATTGGTGTTAATGCTTTACCGACATTGGCAATTTTGTTGCCAACCTCGCCAATTGAATTGCCAAGGTTTTCAAACTTCATAGCGTTTAATTTTTCAAATTGTTGCTGAAGTTTTTGTGCCTCTAATTCGGCTTGCGCTAAATCGGCTTGTATTTTTCGATAATGCGTTGTATCTGCCGCCCCGACATCTTCCAACTCTTTTAATCTTTGACGCAAAAAATCTGCTTTTTCGGCAGATAAGTCAATGACTTCTTGCATTTTCTTTTGTGCCTGTTCAAATTTTTTGCTATCAAATTCAAGTTCGAGGCTCTTTTGGAGGGCATTTAATTCATTTTGTGTGGACTTTGCGTCGTCTTTTAACGCTTTCATTGCTTTATTAAACTTTGACGCGTCGGCGCTAATTTCAACGGTTAAACCTCTAATTGATGTCGCCATTTATTATTGTCCTCCTTTTAAGAATTTCACAGCCTCCTCTTGCGATATATCTTTAACATTGATATTTTTGTTTTTATTTTTCATTTTGTTTTGTTGTTTAATCAATTGTCTTAAATTGGCAATATCCAACGATAAAAGTAAACAATACAAATCGTTAAAATGAAGTTTATTTAACAAAGTATCTTGTATTTTATGCTCAACGCATTTTTGCATTATTGTTAAAACACGGGGCATAGCCAACCGTTTATAATTATCGTCAGGTGCTTTGACCTTATCGTATAATTGTTTTAGTTTTTGACTATGCTCAATTAGTTTTTTGAGTTTGTTGTACTACTCTTTAAAACCAATTCAAAGATAAATTTAATTTTTTCAATCAACTTGTTAAGATATTCGCCTTCGGCAAGGTCGAATAATTGACAAAAGGACTTAAAGTCAGCAATATCTTTGCCTTCTAAAAAACAATATAAGGCTTTAAGATTAGACAAAATGTTTGCCTTGCTTTCAATAAGTCCTGTGTCTTTTACTCTTTCAATGTAGGCAAATAAAGTTTCTTTTTTTGCATTGATTGGGAAGTTAGCCTCCCAACGCTCCTCGGCAAAAAGTGAAGTATCAACCGACACTTCGATTTCTTCTTGTACCACATTTAATTTTTGTGTTGTTTCGTCAAATGATTTTTTAACAATTGGTAATTTTGTATTTAACATTTTATTCCTCCGCTACGGTAGGCATTTTAGGTAACACAACGGCGTCGCCAAATGTTGCAAAGTTTTCGTCGTCAGGCGTAACGGTTACTTGCCATACCAAAACCTCATTGCCTTTATCGTCAACATATTTTGTGTCGTCTGCTTTTAATAAGTTTGTACCACTAATAACCAATGGTGTATCAAAACTTGACTCGTTGACATCGTCGGTGTTTTGGTCGTATGACTCACTTGGTCTTGAAGATGTAACACCAAACAACCAAGTTTTAGACAAAGGCATTGAGCCGTCGCCTTTTAGCCCGCTAGTTTCAAAGTAAATTGCGTGTACAACATTTTTTCTTTGCTGTATGTCAGCAAGTCCAACAGCCGTAACAATTTTACGACCCATAGCAACTTCGTAATCGTCGCTAATGTTATTGGTTGTCATTGTACCTGTTTTACCTTTATCATTTACGATTGAGCAAATTCTGCGTCCGTCGCCAAAAATGTCTTTAATTGAAGAATTAGCCTCCAAAGCCATTTTAATTGCTGTGCCGTATGATACAGGTGTACCGTATGTACCTTGCGCGTCCATAGTTGCATATTTAATATTTTGAATATTAAACCTTACAAGGGTTTTATTTTCATTACTAGGCATAGTAAATCCTCCTAATTATTTAATTTATTTTTAATAGCATTAAAGATTGTTGACTCGTTATCACTAAAAGTGTTGCGCATAAAGCCAAAATATTTGCCTTCCTTGTCGTACTCTAAAATATTTGATAGTGGTATTGAGTCTTTTCCGCCGCCGCTTACCGTTTTTGTGTTTCCCACATAGCGTCGGTCTTTATATTTTGTTTTAACCTTAAACGATTTTGCAAATTCGCCCGTATCTTTTGGCGCTGCGTTTTCTAATAATTCAATGTAAACTTCCGCACCTGCTTGTAAAGCCTCTTGTCTTTTTTCAAAAGACGAGTGTATAAAATCCTTAAAAATAACATCTAATTCATTTGATAAGTTTTCAAGCGGTGTTTGTTTTGACATATTTACACTCCTATATAAGATAACTCAATATTTACGCCACGATATGGATTGTCTAAATCGGGTAAATCGTTTTGGTCGTTAGCAAGTTTAAAATGTGGGTCGGTTAAAAATTCGTCAATAATTGATTTTATTCTTTTTTCCGCCACATCAACTTGTGAATTATTTTTGTTGTAATGATAGTAGTAACTTACATCTATAAAATATTGCGTTGCAATTGGTTTACCGTCCGCATAAATCCTTTTTTTACTTGGTAAAACACGATAAACAACATACTCGTCGTTGTTTATTTCTATTTGATTGCCATTAGAGTCGGTTATTACATCGACTTCAACACGCCTGATGTGGTGCGACATAATTCCGTCTTTTAAAAGCAAATTATCCAACTTGTTTTGTACCAAATTTCTTATTTTCATTATTTTTCCTCGCGTCTTTTTACTTGAAACTCAATCATTTTATTGCTATCAAGATAATTGTCTGCTGACGAATTTAATTGATA